TGCCATAGCCTGACGAAATGCAATACTTAATCTTCGATTCCATTCCCATCAGTCCAGTTGTCATCCAGCTCAAATTCCCCCAATTCAATGGTATTCCACCTCATGCCGCAGACCATACATTTTCTGCGTCTCCTGACCCAGTTCTTGCTTTCATGTGGCCTAGAATCAATCACTTTAATATCACCGCTATCACATTCTGTACTTGCACAAATCACTTTTGTTTCTCCAGTTTCCACACGTCTAACATGGCGTTGTAGAGCTTGTCATAGCCAGCTTGGCCACGCATCTTTGCCACTTCTTGTAGGTACAGCTGTCGGGTACGCTTGGATCGGTACTTTCTAAACACCCATTTGGCCTCGCAGTACACGCGATATTCATCCGAGTAGTTTCCGACCGTTCGGCCATTCGGCAAACGAACCAGCCTGGCGTGTCCGTGAACCTTACCGCAAGCGAAACATGAGGGTCGTAATACATGGATTACTTGCTCTCCCGTTGCTGTTTTCTCTCGTAACACTCCTTGCACATCCACCGCCTCTGTCTTTTGTTTGCGCTGATTAGCCATGCTCCATTCCGATAATCTTTACCCATCTGACAGTTCGTACAGAACCGTTTGCCAGTAATCGATGAATCAGCCTTTACAGCCTTTGTGTAAAGGTCGTTCTCATGGCTCATGCTTGAACTTCATCCTCTTCAATGTAGTAATAACCGTTCTTGGTATTAGCTTGCAAGGCCGCAATGGCTTGCTCAGCACGCTCTTTCGAGTTGTAAATCCCGCGATTAATCGTGCGGTATTTATCATCAATCTCAACCACTACAAATACTTTCATACAATCTCCTCAATTAACACGTGTACACAGCCGCCAGAGACGATCTTATTGCCTCTTGCGACATTGATCTCATCGATCTGCTCATCGTCATCAAATACCCCAGCATCCTGTAAGCTATCGAGTACGCTTTTAATACGGTTATCCAGGTCGAACTTGCGCCGATCTCTTGGCCAGACAACCATATTGATTCGTATTCTGGCCGCGCCCACCTTACTTTGTTTACTTTGAGAAACAATATCGGCCACATCGGTCTTGAACTTGCGCCCAGCCTTGCTCATATAGGTCGCATGAGCGCCGCGTCTGTAATACGTATTGACCGATGGCGGCCAAGGTAGCACGAACTGGATCATCCTATGAGCTTGCTCAGTCTGGCATCCAGGTCAGCATGGCTTGATAAAGACTCCTCTAGTTCGTCATTAATGATGGCCGCAATGGACTTTTTTTGAGCTTGCGAGGCTTGTTCTAAAAGGGTTTTGACGTGTGGCCGCAAGCGTACCAAGAATGGTTTTAGTTCTGACATCTTTTGTTCTCCTTTAGATATCGCTATCATACAGCAACACAACATATTGGGGTCAATATTAGGGTAAACACCTATAAAAACACAACATATTGTGCTTGACATGGGTATTGACTGTGATAAAGTCATACCTAAGCGATATCGCTTTAACCACCGAGAAACAGGAGTTAATATGAAAGTTCTAAGCATTGAAACAGTAGTAAGCCCAGAGTTCAAAGAAGAATATTTAAGAATGGATACGGGCCACGTAGCCACATTGGTTACATTTAATGATGGTGTAGAAGAGATGCACCTTCATTCAAGAACTGGCAAGCGTGTAGAGGTAGGCAACACCAGCTGGAAAGCCGCAGAGCGCGCCATCTGGAATACAAACCCAACACGTAGCAAGTTTTAATCATGTACGTAGCCTACTATCGCGTATCCACTCAACGTCAAGGCCAGTCAGGCCTTGGCCTTGAGGCCCAACGTTCTGCGGTACAGAACTTTACAGCTGGTAAAGAGCTGATCGCAGAGTTCACAGAGGTTGAGTCAGGCCGCAAGTCTGACCGCCCACAGCTCGCGCAAGCTCTAGCACTAGCCAAGGCTAAGAAAGCCACATTGGTTATTGCAAAGCTAGACCGTCTTGCTCGTAACGTTCACTTTATCTCTGGCCTTTTAGAGTCTGGCGTGCAGTTCGTAGCCGCAGATATGCCAGAGGCTGACCGCACATTCCTACAGATGGCCGCTGTGTTTGCTGAATGGGAAGCCCGTAAGATTTCAGAGCGCACCAAAGCCGCTTTACAGGCCGCCAAAGAGCGTGGCGTAAAACTCGGTAGCCCTAACCCTTTACTCGGCTCTAAGCGTGGCGCAGAGGCCTTGGTTGCAAAAGGTAACCAATTTACCCAGAAGGTAACACCAGTTGTAAACGATATCGTAGCGCGTGTTGGCACCAACTTGCGTGAGATAGCCCGTGAGCTTGAGGTTCGCGGTGTTAAGACCGCCAACGGCTACGACCATTGGCATCCAGCCCAGGTGGGCAAACTTATGAGGAGAATGAAATGCCAGACCTTATCAATGCAGTAATCATCGTGGTTTTTTCTGTAGGTACGTTAGTCATCTTAGGCTTATTTGGATTCATAGCCTGGATGCAAATCAGTAACAGTCAGTTTTATATCCGCTGGCAACGCAAGCGCCGCGAGCGCATGGCCGAACGATTTGTTAACAGCATCAAAAGGAGAAACCAAAAATGAAATTCTTTGACCGATTTAAATACACCAGCAGTAAGAATCTGTACACGCAAGAAGACTCAACCAGCGACAAAGTTATTGGCACGGTAGCTATGATCGCTTTTATCTTAATCGTGCTATTTGCTTAAAGGAGCCAATATGAAAGCAATCATCATCGCAGTTTTAACCATCGGTTTTATCGGATCAGTATCAGCTCAGGTCAAATGCCAGCCAGACGGCCGCGGCGGTATGTGCTGTTGGGATGTAGGTACGCAAGGCCCATTTAAACCTTTGGGGTGCTAATTATGATTACCAAAGATATATACCACCCGTATATACGTTCTGAGAAAACAGACGTAATGAGTACGTTTAGAAAGACTGGCTGGATCCCACCATCAGAGAATCTAATGATTCAAGAGAAGTGGTCAACCTATCGCAACCTACAAGCCATCAATGAGGAGAACGCAAAATGAGCTACAGCACTCAACGCGATCAAATCATTGAGCATCTGGAAAAGAAACGCAAAGGGATTACAAGCTGGGATGCCATCGCTAAATATGGCATCACCAGGCTAGCCAAGTACATCCACGAATTGCGTAGTAACGGCTGGCTGATTCACGATGTGTACGAGGTTGATCCGATGAGCCGTCGCAAATGGAAACGGTATTGGCTGGTCAGCACGCCACGCGCCGCAAAGCGAGGCCGCAAATGATCGATTATTCCGAGTATCTACTTAGGATTAATCGCCTCATGCAAGAGACCCACAAGGCCGCTCAATCTGGCAACTATCAAGTAGCCAGCGACTATGCGGCCGAGGTGGCTCGCTACGCGATTAGCCTCTCAGCCTTATTTGAAACTAAAACAGAACTGGAGATTTAAATGGTCGGCAAGGTAACGCCAAACGATATGCTCTCTGCAAGCCGCTTACCAGCGGTTTGTGGGATGAGCAAGTACCGCAGTCCAAACGATGAGCTACAGGCCTCTATCGATGCCATCAATGGCAAAGCGCCAGAGGATATCAGTAACGAGTCTATGGACTGGGGTAACAAACTAGAGCCAACAATCCTCATGGAATCCGCTAACCGTCTAGGATGCGTACAGCTAGACATTGAGCATGACAAGCCCTATTTTCACGACAAATGGCCGCTCTCATGCTCGTTGGATGGCACCGCAACTGGTGTAATGCAAGAGATTACAACTGACCTAGAGAAGGGGATTTATGTGGTCGGCCAGAAGAGCATAGTACTGGAAGGCACGGGCATCCTAGAGGCTAAGCTAACCAGCATGGAGCCAGAGGATATGCCGCCGCTGTATCGTGGCCCCATCCAGCTCCAGGCGCAGATGAGCATATTCAAAGCCAAATGGGGCGCGCTCTGCACGCTTTACCGCGGCACCGAGCTACGGATATTCCTATTTGCGCCGCATCAAGAGACGCTAGAGCTGATCGAAAGAGTCAGTAAAGAGTTTCAAGATAAGCTAGATCGGTACAAAAATACTGGGGTTTGCGACTTTTATGAACCAATTTCTACAAAAGACGCGACTAAAACGTACCCACATGGCTCAATCGATGAGCCAGTAAAGCTGGATGATTATGGTTCGGAGTTAACAAAATTGTTAATAGAAAACAAGCAAAAAATTTCAAAACTTGAAGAGGAAAACCAAAAGATTCAGACTGAAATAATGAGCCTTATGCGTAGCCATGTGTACGCGATTGCTGGTAACTACCAGATATCGTGGCCAGAGCGTAGCTACAAAGCTCAACCCGCCAAGATCGTGCCAGCTAAAGAGGCCTACACGATTCGGCAATCAACCCTAACCATTAAGGAATTAAGATGAAAGCTATCTCAACCGCATTAGTCAAAGCCCAGAAAGAATTTGGGCCAGCACTAAAGACATCCACTAACCCGCATTTTCGTAGTCGTTATGCTGATCTCTCAGCGTGCGTAGAGGCCGTGATCGATGCGCTCAACAATAACGGTATCGCTCTGGTACAGAAGTGCCACGAGTCTAGCGATGGGGTCAATGTAGAAACAATGTTGATACATGAGACGGGCGAGACCTTATCCTGTGGCATCTTGCACGTGCCAGCCAGCAAACAAGACCCGCAAGGGTATGGCTCAGCTCTGACCTATGCTCGCCGCTATAGCCTGATGGCGGCCTGTGGGATAGCTCCAGAGGATGACGATGGCAATGCGGCCTCTAGGACTGTCAGAAACCCGCTAGATTCGATTCCAAAGGTACCGCCAGTACCTACGGCTATGCCTACCCAGAAAGTTGATCTGGAGACGATTAAAGAGGACATCCCTGATAGTGGTAAAAAAACAACACTTCCGACCCCAGGCTCAGTTAGGCTCCAGATTCCAGGGAAAGATGCCATCGAATGTAAAAACATTGAGGAGTTTATTACTCAATACAACACGGTCGCTGACAAGGTAGCCAACTCTAAGTTAGCTCTGGCTGATAAACAAAAGAAATTGTTGGAGTTTAACTCGCTCAATAAGACCACGATTGAGATGCTTAACCCTATGCAAATGGTTATTATGACCAGCGCAAAGCAGAATCGGAAAAAGGTATTAGACGGTATCGCCCAGGAGAGCTAGGGCTTTTTTAATCTTGGCGGTTCTGTCATTGATACCATGCAGACCGCCATTAATTCTCTGCGTCAGATTTAACCAGTCTTTCTTATCGCATAGGGCATTGAGCCTACGCGTATCCCAGAACCACCCAGCCGACATGGCCGCCCAGCGTGGCTCAAGTAAAAGGTCGGGCTCTCCTAAAAAATTTTGACCAATCGAATCCGATAGCTTTTCATAGTTCTCGCGCCCTGTGATCTGGATAATGCCGCGCCCACGGTACCGCCAGCCGTCTCCAGAATCCTCATCGCCGTTACCCATACGGTTTGCATAGGCCTTGTTAGCTATGCGCTCAGGCTGACGGGCATACTCCTCAGCGGTCTCAAAGTTGGGAAAGCGTACTGGCCATACGGTTATCAAACCATTGGCCGAGTAGTTTAGATTCTCTTGAAGTGTTTTGTAGTTTGCTGATTCATGCGCGGTCTGGCCAAGAAAGCCAGCAACCCTGTTGGGATTGTTGATTGCGTACCGCTCAAACGTTTCATGTAACGGCGCTAACCAAGATGGATTGATACCCATCTGGGCTAGTAATTCTGAGGTAATCATCTCTTGTTTTTCATGTCAATAATTTTCTCTAGTGTACGCCCACCAAAGTAAAATGACATGATAAGCATACCCCACTCACCCAGTAATTTAACATAAGCCTCTTTGATTTCAACCCCGCCAGCCGAGAGACTAGCAAAGATAAAGTAACCGCCGAGAATAGCGATTAAAGTCATTGGCCGTATATTTTTAGATAGCCAGGAGTCGCTAGCCATATCGGCCTGTTGCCGCTTGGTCAGCTCCTGGGCCTCAATGTTATCGGCATTGAGTTCAGCTAACCGACCCTCTTGCTGTAGCTTAATTAGCTCTTGCTGAGCTTTGGCTTTAGCCTCTGGGTCTGGAATAAGTTTGTCAATTAACTTATTACCGATCTCGAATAAAGCGGCTAATGGAAACATACTATCCCTTAACTCTTTGATCTAAGGTTACTGGCAAGCAAGTGCCGACCGCAACTGGCATACCTTTAGCCGCCTCTGTAACAATCTCTAAAGCCTTAGCACAGCTCTCTAAAGAATAATGCACATCGGTTCCCTTCCAGAAAGCGCAATCACCATTCTGGCAAAAGAATAAAACGGCTATAAATATTTTCATTACGATCCGATCTTAATGTGGCCAAGCCCAGCAAAGAAAGTTACCAAAGAGATAGCCGCGATACCCACAATCCAGAATATCTTTTGCACTACAGACTTGCCGACATTGGTATAGACCTTCTCGATTACCCGTTCAGTAACCTTTTCGACAATCTCTTCGATCTCTTTTTCGCTAAGCTGTGCCACGACCCTATCCTTTCTTTTGTACAGTTTTACGTACGTTTTTACGTACAGTTTTCTTAACTGGTTTCTTGGCTACTGGCTTAGCAATCGGAAACTCAATGCTAGCTTTTTGCACAAAGCCAAATTTATCCATGACCCAATCAATGATAAACATTATGGAAGCTCCTTAATAAAATCGTCTGCCTGTTCTTGTGTCATCACATTCCCATCGGCATCTTGCAGTTCTGCACCAGCTAATACTTCTTTTTTAAAGGTT